CAACTATATGGTGCAAGCAGGTAAACCTGCAACCGCAGAAAGAACTTTAAAATCACAAATTAAAAAAAGATTGTTTGCTGATGCGTTTAGAGCTTCCACAGATGTTGTAGATGAATCAATTAACTTTACTACGTTTGCTAAAGAAATTAAAAGATTTGAAAGAGATTATCCAGGCAAGTTGGATTCTTTATTTACTGATTCTGCTACAGGTAAAAATACGGCTAAACTTGTTAGAGATACAATAGAACAAGTTAATAAGATTGGTCCAAGAATAAAACCACAAGATATTAGAAATTTAGTTAATGATTTTACAACCAACATAAAAGGTTTAAGTGCAAGTGACCAAGGTTTAGCATTTGTTCAGGGCCTTAAACAATTAGCCAAAGCATCTGATGAAAAATTAAAACTTGAAGCTAACAGAGCTATATCAGATTTACCTTTAAAAGGTATAGATGAAACGGTTAATGTAATATTTAGACCAAATGCAAATGCCAACATACAAATATTAAAAGATACCGTTAGTCCTGAAGTATTTACCAGCATACAACAGGCCAGTATGCAAAAACTTTTAGCTAAATCTATAGATCTAAATGGCAAGGGAAGAATTACAGATCTATTTAAAGCAGGCAATCTTAAAACAGCTTTAGATTCTTATGGTGATGAAACTTTAGAAGCTATGTTTGGTAAGGAACTTTCACAAGGTTTAAGAAATTTCCAAAGGCAAATAGATATTTTAACTAAACAAGAAGCAGGAAGAGGCGGAGCTGCTGGTGGCCTAGTTGCTGCCGGTATTGGTGCAAGTTTAGCTTTAAATCCAATAGCTGTATTGCCTTCAGTATTAGGATTGGCGGTAGCTAGAAGAGTGTTTGCATCACCAAGGTTTGTTGCAGCAATAGCAAAAACAGACAAGGGATCTGTCATGACGGCCATAGACATGACTGAGCAATCATTAAGGCAAGTCTTAGTAAGACAATTAGGAATGGGAGCTGAAGAAGCTGGCGAGGCTGCAAGTGGCATTATGGACGGCGCTTATGATGCGGCAGGTATAGAAGAATTATTAAGCCCTGTTAAAGATTTAATAAAAGATACCGTATCTGATGTAGAAGATTTACAACAAGACGTACAACAATCTTTAAGAACAACACAAGCACCAACTGTTAATATTCCTTTACCAAATGTTGCAACAACTCAAATGCCAACCGTAGATCCATTATCTCAAGATAGGTTGGCTTTAGATGAACAGTTGTTTGGCAGGCCTTCTAGACTTGGCTAAACCCTATTTCGCTACGGTCCATACCCAAAGGCTTATCTGACAAGCATACCCAATCTTCTTGCGGTATGTGTATGTAAGGTTCGTTATCTTCATCATACGTAGGGTTATCACTTACGTTCATTCTTACATCATACGTAGCGTCTTTGTCCCATTCATGCATGTAAATACCGTCAGTCATAGCATACACAATAATAAATGGTATTCCGGTAGCTAAAGCAAACGAAGATCCTCTGCGTAGTTTATTGGTAGATATAATTAAAGTATCGTACTTGTCAAAAGTAAAAGTGCGACATTTAACCTCACACCAATAATTTTTTTCGTTTGATTCTATCCAATAATCTAATGAGTAACTTACTGGTAATTTATGGCAAGTTACGCTCCAAAGTCCTTCTAAAAATCCCGCTACTCTTTCTTCTCTTTTCTGATCGTCTCTAGTTTCAAATGATGGTGTTTTCATATTTACTCCTCAAAGAAGTTAGGATCTACCGCAACAAACCTTTTGGTTGGTCTGCCCTTGCCCCCAACTTTAATTTCAATTTCCTGGATTTCTCCAGCGTTTTTTAACCGTTCTATAATCTCTTTTACTTCATAAGACTTCATGCTTCTAAACAATTCGTGTCTATCAACTTCTCTCTTAGATATACCTTCTCCATTCCTAGATCTAATGTATGACAATACTTGCTTGATCTTAGACTCTGTTGCAGAACTAGCTACCTTGTCCCTACAAGCTTCTATAAACATAAGATCGTAGTATCTAATATAATCTATAGCCCATTTGGTCACATCTGCGGTTATCTTCTTTGAATCAGCACTAGAAGCTAACGTGCAAAGCAAAGCTAATCTCATAGCCTTCTCTTTAGATCTACTAAGTAATGGTTCTAAATTATCTTTTTCAAGTATGTCTTGTCGTTTAATAATCTCTCTAGCAAAGTCTTGTAATAACTCTTCTGATTGCCTATCAAAATCTAGTACGGTTTGATTTATATCTAACTCTGCATTTTCCCTGGATGCATCAGATAAAGTACCTTTTAATCTACGCACATAATTAACCCAATTAACTATATTTATAGGTGGTTCTGTATATCTTTTTAATGCTCCAACTCTTCTTGGTTCATTAGATTCCACCACAACGAAACGGTTAAGAAATCCATCTGCTATCCTTCCGCTATTTAAAGCCCCATAAAAGTTCTTAGGTACAGACAATCCAACTAATGTAATAGCTGGCTTGTATGTGACTCTATTCATCATTTTCTCTTTATATTCTTCCTGTACGGCCATTAAAGAGTAGTTATCTGGTCGTAGAGTCCCATGACACCTTCCCCAAGCCTCCATAAGCGTCTGTATGCCATCTTCTTTGTTAGTGTTACCCGCGTTACTAATTGCCTCTAATCGTTTCCCAAACTCGTCCATAATCGTTATTTGAGTAGGTCTTATCTTTAATACGGAATGTACGGCTCCGCTAGATGTATATCCATCACCAACTACAAGTTTTTCTTGATCTGAGGCATTTAATACAGATTCAATAAATGTCTTTATGTTTTCCTTCCCTTGTCCTGATTTAGCAACGCCCATAAAGTACATGCTTGAGAAGTTATTCATGTTAGTTCTGTATAAACGACCGCAGGTAACACTTGCTAAAGCCAAAGCGCCAACAAGAGATAGTTCTGGTTGTGGCACTTGTGCTATATCCTCACAAAAATCAAACATATTCTGTAGTAAACCAGGTGGTGAAAATAGATCTTCAGGACGTTTAATGTTTTCAGTTGATTGTGTAAATAATGGAGCTATCTGATTCTTGCGGTCATGTGTCTTTTTTACATTATCTACAACAGAATCAATTTCTTGTTGCGGTAATGGTGGGTTGTTATTTTTGTTCCAGTTCTGTAAGAACACTCTTACAAATTCTAAATTTACGTTTTTAGATATTAAATATCCTGTTATTCTTGCTGCTCCATCATTTCTAGATCCTTCCAATACTCCATCTAAAGAAAAAGGAGCCGTTTGTCTGCTGCTTTCAATCTTAGGTACGCCTGTTATCTGTAAGTATTCTTTCTCTGTAAAATCCGGTAAATCTTTATAGTCGTGAAGTTTCCAATCTGGGATCATGACAGGCCTATATACCTGACCATTAGCATGACGGTTGTATGGTGCAATAATAAGACCACCTACACCTCTAATATCTATTAATCTTTCTATAGGGGTTGTGTTGGTTCGCCTTGTAGCAAACGTAGTGTAATTTTCTGGGTTGTTATAGTAGTAATGCATACCTTTACCCGTAATCACTTTGTACGGACATGCAGGTAAGTTCTTTTCTACCCAATCCATAGCTTCTGGAGAATCTGCGTCAACTACAACAAATTTGCCGCAAACTAATGCTACTACTAGATTGTCCCTATCTTTAAACCAAGACTCTACAAGCTCCCTTTCAGGTCTTGTTTCCTTATATTGTTCCCAGCCTTTTAAAAATGGTGGTGGTTTCTTATTCGATCTTTGTAAAGGTACTACATTATATCCATCATCATAATAAGCCAGAGCAATATCCAAGGACGAGTCATCCTCGGTAATATTGAGCTGGAACATGCTATTCCTGTTCTTCTAAAATATCAGATACTAAACCGTAAATAGATTCAAAATCCAATCTTCCTTCTGTTGCCTTTATAATTTGTTTAGCTTGCGCTATAGACGGTTGCCTATATCCATATCTCCAAGACTTACAAGTAGCTTCTGAGCATTTAAAATCCTCTGCGGCTTTTTTGTATCCTAAAAATTTAATGTAAACAGGTAATGTGTAGTGATCTATTTTTCTTTCTTTATGGTTAGGTTGTACGCCCATAGTATTAAGCTCCTTTAATTTTTTTGTTGCAATAGTCTTGGTCCTGAAATAGTAATTTGCTAACCAAGTTTTATCAATTTGTTTTTTCATATACATCTCCTAAATAATATGATTTACATATTGTAGTTTCTTAGGTTATAATTATCAAGTTCATTTTTACACATACAAAAGGAGGGTAGTTATGAGCAAGTTAAAAGATAAAATAAAGACACCAGATAAAATGGTGGATCAACAGGGAGCCAAGCTTCTAATTTATGGTCAAGCCGGAGCCGGAAAAACATACGCAACACAAAGTATGCCAGGCAACGTATTAGTCATAAGTGCAGAAGCTGGATTGCTTTCTATTAAAGACGCACCTAATGTGTCAGCTATCGAGGTAAAGAGTTATGATGATTTAAGAGAGGTATATGCCGCTCTAGCATCTGGTGAATTATCCTATGATAGCGTGTGTTTAGACTCAGTTTCAGAGATTTCAGAGATCTTACTGGTACATGAGAAAAGCAGAAACAAAGACGGAAGAATGGCTTACCAGAACGTAAGTGAAGCCGTTACAAGTCTAATGAGATCATTTAGGGATCTAGATACTCACGTTTTATTTCTTTGCAAAGAAGGTAAAGATAATAATGATGGCGTGTTTTTCTTTGGACCTAAAATGGCAAGTAAACCTCTAGGAGATGCAATCACGTATTTCTTTGACGAGGTTTTGGCCCTACGTATTATTGACGGTCAAGATGATGACGGTAATGCCGTAGCGGAAAGGTGGTTACAAACGAGGATAGGTCAAGGCTACACGGCCAAAGATCGTAGCGGCAAGCTAGAAGCCTTTGAGGAACCCAATCTAACTGCCCTAATTGAAAAGTTAGGGTTTTCTATTAATATCGAAAATAAGGAGAGTGCGTAATGTCAGATTTTAATGATGTTGATTTTTTCGAGAATGCGGAGCAAATGGAATCTCGAGGTCCCGAAGTTGCTCCAACTGGTGAGTATGAGGCAAAGATTATTGCTGCTGAGAAATATAAATCTAATAGCGGTAATTGGACTCAGAAAGTTACCTTTCAAATTGATGGTGGTGCATACCGCGATCATAATGAATGGTATAACTTATGGTCTGCTAATGAAGATTCAAAAAGGATAGCGAGTGAGATATTTAGTCGTCTCGCTATTACTATTGGATTTAAAAAGCTTCCGGATCTTGCAAAAGATTTTATTGGTAAGCAACTTAGACTTGGTATCAGACAGTTTGAAGACAACTGGAAGAATGATCAAGGAGAAGAAGTTACTTCTTTGAAGACTAAAATCATAAAGATGGAACCTTCAGAAATGAAACCTTCACCAGCAGGAGATAAACCTCCATTCTAAGTGTAGAAAAGAAAAAGGGGCTTTATGCCCCTTTTTTTTAACTTGTTTTTATTTACATATTCTTTAGACGTTCTATAGCCCAATTCAGATACACAACGGCCTTCTCTAGATCCTGGATGTTAGATCCTTTGTGATCTTCTCTCCATATATATTTAACTGCGTTGCCCTTACAGAAAGCTTTGAATTCATCTGCCGTAAGCATAGATCTCATAGCATCTATATACTCTATCTCACCCCTAGTGTAGTGAGACGGTTTGTTTACTGGATCTTCATTTCTCCATTCATCTTTAAAATCTTCTATATCTTTCATTTTTTCTTCTTTTCTAATTTGTTTCTAATTTTATTCAGCTCATAATTTTCTTTATTCTGCATATAAATCAAGGCTCTTGTAACTTGCTCTCGTAGCCTTTCTTGGTCTTCTCTGGTCGGTATTGAACACCAATCACATTCACATGTGCGTAAAGCTGTAGTTCCTGTTGGTGGTGGCCCATATTTAATACACTTCATTTTTTTTCTCCAATTATGCTAAACGAACTATTGCCTCGTTAACCCGTTCTGTACGTTTTTTTTCATTTACGTAGTGTGGGTAAAGAAAATGCCTTCTTATGTAATGTCTTATCGTTTCGGGTCCAGGCGTGGATACGCCTGGCTCTACACTTATATGACTCAGAAATTTACCTTGTCGTAATTCATTTCTTATATGATTAAGATTTTTTTCAATTACAAAACTATCTAAACTTACAGCCTCAACTTGTTTTTCACTAGAATAATCATAAAGATCATGCTCATGTAAATCTCTTAAATAACGTGAAACTAATGGTATTGATC